GAGGTGAATCATGGCACCGCCTTTTCACGCCGACGCGGCGGGTAATAGTTCCCGTTCTTGCTCCACCGCAGATGCGGCGGGTTAGGGAACCGATCAACTTCCTCAATGGATTCCTCAACGCGCACGCGAACCACGCGGCAATCGCGCTTGCCCCGCCATGGCCCGACACGCTCCCGCAGGAATGCCCGCGCTTCGGCCTCGGTCGGGAACAGCGCATAGATGCCGACCGGGTACATCTCATGCCGCGCAGGCCGGTTCCCGTCAAAGTTCCCGAACAGCGTGCCGTTGGGCTTGTATTGCGACGGGGGCACCTTGATCGCCCAACCGTAGCGCATGCCGGAAATCTTGAGGTTGCCGCTCATGTGCCGCACCCCCCGGCGCAACCGTCCAGTCCCTCAACAAGCCCCTCGTCAAACGGCAGGCGCGGCATGTCGCGGACCAGATCGGACAGCACTGCGTAGGGCTCACGATCCTTACGGAACCGGCGGTTGATGCCGTTCGTGCCGCGTGGCATCGCTTCCATCCGTCCCCACCACGCCATGCGCTCGGGATGGTCCGCCATCATCCGCAGGGTGGCGGCGCGCGACTTGAGAAAGCAGCCGTCGCAGTTGCCCTCCCATTTGCCCGCAAGCCCCAAATCGAATGGTTGCGCGCGCCAGAACATCTGCACGTCGGCATTCGTGATGCCGGCATCGGCCAGCGGTGTTGCTACGGTCCAACGATCCTTGCGCGGCGCTTTCGTGCGCTCGACGCGGTGCATCTCGTCTGCCCGCAGCCCCACGACGTTAAGCCAGCGTGTCCAGCCTTGGGACACGCACCACCGCTTGATTGTGCGGATTTTCATCTCTTGCGTGCATGACCGCTGCACCGGGTTTGGCAGCGCAGGCTGCGCTGCCAAAAGTGCCGCAAACGGCTCCCCGTCCCGGCTGGCGCTATTGTGGTTGACCTCGCGGAACCCGTCTTTGCGCCGGCCCGTAAACTCCAGCCATACGATGCGCTGGCCCCAATTCGCTTCCATGTCGCGCACGAAGTCCAACGTCGCGGGCATCTCGCGGCCAGTGTTGGCAAAGACCGCGTGAACGTCAGTGGGAAAACTGCCTCCGTGCGCCTGGAGGATGCGCCACAGCATGTAACCGCTCGTGCGCCCACCGCTGACGCTGACGATGGCCGGGCCGATGAGGTAGAAGGGATCGCTCACTTCCCGCACCCCTTACAAACGATCCGCCACCCTGGCCGATTCTGCGCCTTCCGCAGGTTCGTCCCGCGCTCAACCTGCTGGCTCTTGCAGTCGAGACACATCACCACCCAATGCGCGCCGTGGTTGCCGCTGCGCGCGTAGTCCACCACTTGCAGGTTGCCGATGGTTTGACCGGCCATTTCGATGAAGTCGGGGCTCATGTGAAGATCCCCGCCTGCCGCGCCTTCGCGATCTTCGCCAACCCCCGCGCCGTGGGTTTGGCGGTGCGAGTGCGCGGCGGCTTGTTGTGGCCCTTGGTGGGCACGTCCAGCGCGGCATCGTGGTGCATCGCCGCCAGCCGCCAGCTAGGCGCAAGGGGGATGCCGTGGCGCTGTAGGGCCTCGCCGAGTTGCTCGACGGAGCGGCACACGGCATAGCCATGTTGCAACGCCTCCATGACGCGCTGCATGGCTACCTGTGCCTCGCTCTGCTTGTTGGCGCCGGCCTTTAACTCGGCCATGAGGGCGAAGCCCGGTGCCAGTATCAGCACGTCGGCCACGCCCTGCTTGACGCCTTGGCTCTGTAGGTGCTGCCACTGACGTGCGCGTTGTTCAGCCGTGCCGGCGTGTTTCCGGCCATGCTCGATGGCGGTGAACCAGCACGGATGGAGAAGGTGCGACGTGAGGAACATCCGGCAGCGCGAGCGCAGGCGGGATTCGGGTTGTGCCATTACAGGAACGCCTCCTGCTTCACTTTGGGCGCAGGTTCAGTGAACAGTCGGGGTTGGCGGTAGGCTTCCTCGATCCGGCGGCAGGCGATGTCAAAGTAACGCTGCTCCAACTCGATGCCGATAAAGCTGCGGCCGAGGCGGGCGCAGGCAACGCCGGTGGTGCCGCTGCCCATGAAGGGGTCGCAGACCAAATCACTCCCCGCCGTTGCTCGCTCAACAGCCCACAGCATGGCGTCAAGCGGCTTAGCGCACGGATGCTCTATCTTGTTCGCATCGTTGCCGTAAAGACCATATTTCCCACTAGGCCGGCTGCCGGCACCCACAGCAAGAAACGGATCTTTTCCATAAAAAGCGCAGTGCATGAAGCACTGGAAGCCCCAACTTCCCATCCCGCACCCGTTGGGCAGATAAATCCCGCCAAGCGCGTCCCAAGGCGGGAGAAGCGGCAGCGATCGATCGGCCATGAACACCGCGCCTCTCTTAGCAACGGCCAATGCATGACGAAGCGGAGGCAGAACACTGGCAACAAAATTCTCCTGCGTGTCGTCGTACGATGCGTAAGTCTCACCCCGATTGGCGTCTGGATTGTTGCGGTAATGCCCTCGTTTCCCAGACAAGGAAACCCCATACGGCGGATCAGTCACCACGGCATCCACCCGCCCCAGCGTCGGCAGCACATCGCGGCAGTCGCCAAGGATTAGCGTGGCGTTGCCGATCACTTCGGTTCTCACCAAAAGTTTCCCTTCCCCGGCGGCTCGTCCGCAAACTCAAACCCCGCCTGCGCCATCTGCGCCCGTATCTCCGCCTCCATGTCAGCGCGAAACACAATGCGCGGGGGGCTATCCATGATGGGCTGCCCGATCACACGAACCGGGCGCGTAGCGGTGCGGCGGGTTGCGGCGTAGAGGGCTTGTTTGGCTTCGTCTTCGGTCATGCGCTTGCCCCAAAATGCAGCCGCCCGATCTTCTTTTTCGCGCGGTCTTTCCAGTTACCCGTTTCGCCGGCCGCTTCGTGGTAACGCCGGATCACGTCGCGCCCCTCGTCCAGCGTGGCCGTCGTGACTTCCGCTGCTGCGGCTGGGCAAACCTGGATGCGCCCGCCTGCCGCAAGGAACGCCTCGACGCTCTCGTATCGGCGCTTGGGCGCGCGCGGGCTGTTGTCGCGCACCCACGTCGCCGGCAGCTTGTTGGGCTTGCGTTGTGCCGGCGGTGGCTTGGGTTTTAGCGCCTTGGCCACCTTCGGCCGGGGCGGAACCGTCACCATCTGAAGCCGCACCAACCGCCGCGCCCGCTTCTGGCTGATGCCCAGCACCTTTGCGCTCTCGGGAACGGAGAACGTGACGTTCAAGGACTCTTGCAGAACCGACGCCAACTCAACAGCCGCCGCCGCGTGGATGGCCTGAACCTTGGCCGCGCCCCGCTTGGCGCCTTCCCACCTGCTTTCACCTGGCCGCACAAGGCGCAGCTTGCGAGAGTGAGCGCGCATGCCCTTCATCGTCACCTTGTCGGTGCCGCGCGCTTTCCCGTAGAGCACTAGAAGCGCTTTCAGGTCGGGATGGGTGGCGAAATGCTCCACCAGCACGGCGCCCGCGCGGTCCATCTCGCCGCTGCGGGGCTTGCGGACTTTCGTTTCTATCCCGGCATCCGTCATCCGAAGCGCCACGGAAAACTGCGCCATGCCGAGGCGCCGCCCGATCTCTCGTTGCGACACGCCAGCCGCCGCCCATTCGCGCACGGCGGCAATGGTGGCTTCGTCCCATGGGGGGAGCGCCTTGCCGGCGCTCATGCTGCGCCGTCCCGCACAAACGATTGCGGCTCAACCGCTCCGTTGGTCGCGCGCTGGATTTCCAACGCTATCTCCAACGGTGGCACGCGCCGGCCGGTTGCCCAGCGCGATACCTCTGAGGCATCGCGGCCCAGCATCGCGGCCATTTCGCGGAGGGGGATTTTGTTCGTTCTGAGATATTCGTGCAGTGTCATGACCGGAAGTGTGGCCATAATGGCAAGTTGGGTCAAGCGGGAAAAGTTTGCCGGCGCGGCATTTTAATGGTTGACGGGGCTTTGCCGTTCTGGCAACGTGGCGTCACTGAAAACGGAGGATGACATGACGGAACAGGATATCAACGCAGAGGCAGCCCGAATTGTTGAAGCCGCGCAAATCCCGTTTACGCGCGCTATGCAAGCGCATGCGGATATCGTTGCGTTGGTTAAAATGGTAAGGCTGCTTAAAAAAGATGGCAGCTTGCGCGCACTGACAAAGCACTACACAATCTCCGATGCAGTCCGTATGCAGCGTTCTGCCCGAATGAAAGAATACAACAAGCGCCGTATCGGGTCTGTGTAATGTCCAACTTTCCCGACAACTACACCACAACCGCCTACAACGCCGGCCCCGGCCGCGCCATGACGTCCGCCGTCGTCAAGTTGGCCTTCGCCGCGCACATCGACAATGAGCGCGTGCGGGCGGCAATCCAGGCGGCGCTTGACGTGATCGCCCGCATCGATGCCGATAACCACTGCATGGCGCCCGGTTACGGCTGGAGCGATATCGTCGCCGGCCTGCTCGACATGATGCCGCGCACGGATTGCGCCGAACGGGTGGCGCTGCTGGACGAGTGGGCGGCGGATCGGGTGGGGGAGTGCGTGGGATGACCCTTACCATTCACAGCATCGTTGCCGTCCCCACCCTCTCCCCCGCCGATGACGCGCTGGCCTACGCGCTGGATCGTTGGCTGCCAGGTGTTGAGCCGCACGAGATTGAGCATGTGCGGGAGCGGCTGCGGGAGCGAGGGTTTGATGTGTTGGGGTTGGTGCAGGAGGTGCGGTCGTGACCCCCTTCTACATGGTCCAATACACTGCCGAAGACGTGGAAGATGCCGCCCGCGATTTGGCCGGGCAACTTGCGCAGCTTGAAAAGGAAACCGATCCCCACTGGCGCGCCGTGCTGGCCGAACATATCGCAGAT